CCCCCCCCATGAGACGTTTTAACACGTCTTCAGAAGTGGCGTCGCCGCACATGAGTTTATGACGGCCAATCACCCATATATCTCCGAGTCTTGTCTTCGGTTCGCTCGGAAGTTCGATATTTTCGCCGTCATCTTCAACCACGTCTTCAAATGACGGGCTATCAGTTATATCACTAAAGTTAAAATCAGACATATCTATGTCAACGATTCCGTCAAGCTCCTCGTTAAGCAGCTCCATATCCCATTCGGCCGCCTCGGCTACCTTGTTATCCGCAAGACGAAACGCCTTAATCTGTTCCGGTGTCAAATCATCTGCCACGATGCACGGTACCGTCTTCATACCGAGCTTTTTCGCCGCTTTCAGTCGTGTATGTCCTGTGACGATTGTTCCGTTCTTGTCAATGACGATAGGTACTTTGAACCCGAATTCCTCGATACTCTTCATCACGGCCGGAACAGCGTTATCGTTGATTCTCGGATTTTTTTCGTAAGGAATTACCTCGTTTATCGGTTTTTCGATGATATTCATTTTTGACCGCCTTCCCATATCTCGATGAGTTCATTATCTCGTATACATTCGTAACGTCGTTGCATCGAGCCTGTCTTGATATTCTTATGTTTATCGCCGTGCATGTTCCGTTTTTATTATTCATGCACTTCGTCTTTCCGCATTTTATGATTGTCATATTTTCACCGCAAACGAAAAAAGAGATGCCCGGCTGCTTGGGTATCTCTTTTTCCGTGTTTGTTCGTTATTTCTTTAGGAGGTGTTCAATCACACTATTATAATAACTGAAAAATCCGCACCGTTTCGGCACAAATCCGCACCATTTGTGACTGTTACGATTTTTTCCACTCATCAAAAAATACGAAATGTGTCTGTACCGGAATGACTGACGGCCCGAACATCATCGTCGCTATTTGTTCCAGGACCTTTCCCGAACGCTTACGCACGGCTGTTTCGCTCATGTGCAACCTGTCGGCGATTCTCATCCAGGACGCTCCGTTAATGAACCGTTCTTCGGTGATTACTCGGTCCGAATATTCTAACGCCTCGATAGAACGGTTTAACCGCTTGATTAGCGGCTCTACCTTCTCCAGGTCGGAATATAGCTTTTGCCGGCGTTCTTCGATGCGGTCCTGCTCGTATACGGCTCGCTCTTCCGGACTTATCATAATTCCGTTGCCTCCCGGCGTATGTGATAGTGTCGGCACTTTCGGAGCGGCACACAGTGCTTGCGTGGCATTTAAATCTTCCAGGTCGGCTTTGATATTTTTTATGTACGTATTAAATTCGTGATACCGGTGCAAGTACTCCCGTACTGCATTAATGTAATCGTTATGAAACACTGTGTGCGTCCTCCTTCTTACTTGTCTACATCATTCGGGTAATAATTTATTACCGCCATAGAGGCCGTAAATCGTCGATAAAAACCTCAATTCTCGGCCGTTCGCTGTAAAACTTTCGTGCGAATATCTCGCATACGACGCTGTCATCTTTCAATACCGTACCGTTAAGGGCATCGAGTACACCCTTGACGTAATTATCTGTATCCGGTTTCGTTGTCGGTCGTATATACCTGAGTGCCGCTTCCTCTCGCTTTTTCTTGCTGAAACTTTTCGGAATGGCTCGGAAAACTTTCAGATTTAAACAACACGCCTTGTCAATCGGTTTGAAGTCCGGATCTGACAGTAGCGGCTGCAACTCCAATCGTATAAGCTGCTTGTATGACTTCGACTGAATCGGGTCATACGCCTTGACGAATCCCCCTTGTCGGGAAAATCTCGGCCGGCCTTGTGCAACCGGATTCCCGTATACGATTAACTCTATTTGATTTTCGTCCTTGTAATATTTAACCGGCATTTACTCATCTCCTCGAAAATCTTCTTATTTTGACCTGTAACGAGTTTTTAATCTCTCCGTGATAAAATTATCACAAGACATATAAAAACTCGCTACAGATACCAAATTTTTAATTTATCGGCTATTAAAACGGTAATTCTTCATCGACAGGCGTTCCCAAGTCCTCGAATCCGTTACCCTGTGATGCCGGGATTCCGTCTTCCGATTTTTTCTTGTACGGGAACAAGGCCGTACCGGCGGCAGTTGCAATGACGTTACTTGAGTATCTAGTTTCGCCGTCCTTTTCATACTTAGACGTCGAGAATCTACCGAATACCCACACTCGCTGCCCTTTTGTCCATTGGTCCATGCCTTCTGCCAACGCTCCGAATGCTGTGAACGGTACAAAGTCGGCTGCGTCTTTCCACTCGTCGCCGTCTTTAATCCGTCTGTTGCACGCTACCGTTCCACGTGCTACCGCCATTCCGTTTTTGCTGAACGATATTTCAATATCTCTTGCGAGGTTTCCCTCGAGCTGTACGTTATTCATGTTATTCCTCCTTAGTCCTCGGCAAAGTCGACAATATCATAAGCCATATCAAGCCGCCTTATGCCTTCTTGTAAGTATTCCTTTGCTTTTTCCTGTTCATAATCATCGAGTCCGCAATCTTCGATTCGGTCCATTGCCGCTTCTACTGCGTCGATAGCTCCGGAGATACTAAATGTCACATCATCTATCGCCGTTTTATCTAGTGCCATGATGTTCCTCCTTCAGCTTAATCAGCATATCGATGTACTGCTTTGCTTTTTGTAGGTCCTTAATCGCCGTACCCTTGGCCGGGTATCTGTACAGATATTTCACGGCCGCCCCCAGGTAATACGCTTCCTTTCCCTCGGAGCCTTGTGTAATATCCCCGATTATCTGCTCGCATTCCTTACCTCTCCACGTGTAGTGATTCGGCTGCTTAATCTCATCTTGTCCGAATTCCGGTTGTCCGTTGACCGGGCTTCTGTGAATTGTTCCGTGTTCCATGATTTCCCTCCGTTAACGCTTTGTATATCCTCCGGCATCGTGTACTGCAACATATCGTTTTGGCTTTAATGTCTTCCCGACGCTTCCAGTAACTAAACTGCACCGAGCCTCCGCATATCGGACATGTCCAGTAATCATGCTGTTGTTTTATCTTCTCCGTATACTTCTTTCGGCACGAAGGGCATAACTTGCTATGCCCTTCGTATTCCTTGCCGCATCCGACGCACCTCATTAGAACGGGTGCCGTCCGCTTCGTGTGTGTCGTATAACTCGTTCCTTGTCTTTCAAGATTCGGAACGCTTCATCAATATCTGTCTTGTCGATAAATCGACGTGTACCGCTTCCACCAGGCTGTACCGGGTATACGTCGATATCTGCCAGGATTCCTAAGAGCGTCAATTCGCCCATGCCCGTATACTCCATAGCTTCTTTTATTGTCATGTATCGTTTTTCTGTATTTTTCATGGTTATTCTCCTTTTCGCATGTTTTCCATTTCTTCTTTTAGTTCACTGATAGAGTATCTAACGGCATGGGTCATTAAATAGCTATTATTACGATATTCGGGGTGTTTATTTTCCCATGTTAGGTATGCCTTGGTGAGTATCTCATCAAGTTCCTTTATGTGTTCGTTTTTAACGTCTTGAAGGTAATCATCGTATTTATACCCGTTATCATAGGCTCTAGTTGCCAAATCCTCTAAAACCAAATCTGCGTCTATTCGAGGGGTAAAGTATTCCGCTTGCCCTACGAATAGATGAGTGAATTCGTATCCGTAATATTCACACATTTCCATAGCGTCGAGAATGGCTTCCTTTTCGGAGTTATAAGTGCCATAAGCTGTGGTGAGCAAGAGATTATATTCGTCTCCGTTCTGCTTCATTTCGTTGCTAAAACTAAATGCGTACTCTTTCATTGCTTATGCCTCCTCTATAAATTGAATTAACTCAACCGCTTCACAACGTTCCCGGTTAGCTGCTTCAGCTTCTCGTTGTTCGGACTTATCCCCAGTACGGCATTATCTCGATTGTCCTTTTGCCGCTGTGCTGCTAATTGATACGCCCGGCGAAACTGTGACCGTAGTGTGTTCGTTCCGTCGCTCGGTGTTGTACATATATCTTGCCAACCGATATTGTTAACAGCTGTTGTTATGGCTTCATGGCTGAATTTCGGCTTACCGTAGTAGCCTACTGACTGTATCGCCTTAATGACCTCGCCCCATGCTTCAGACTCATCAGGGGCAGCTGTACCGCTTATTATCCCCTTAATGCCGTATGCCACTTCCCTAATTTCGGCAATGGACGGCAAGAACTTATTTGTCATGATAAGCTTCTTTACTGACGCTTCAAGGATTGACGGCGGTATATCGCTAAGCATTTCCACATAAAGCCGTAAACGGTTGTCATCAAGACTTGCATTGTAAGCCAATTGCAAAGGTGCTACCGCCTTCAAAATGTCTTGCTTATTCATCCTGTCCCCTCGCTTCCTCTTCGTATTCGGCCATAAGCCTGTTAACGGCGTTTATACCTTCCCGCCTTTCCTGCTCGGCCCTGGATAAATTCGATCGCCTATTGTTCCGCTCCGGCTGATTAAGGTATCCCTCAAATTTCGTCCCAAACAATGTCTCGGGTCTCAGGTATTGAGCCATGTCTGTACCCGTCCACTCTTCGGCCTTCTTTGTAATAACCGTCTTGAAGTCATCAGCAGTAAACCCTTCCGCAAGTCGTGCAGCGATGAGTTTACGAGTCTTGCTTGTCGTGCTTCTGTAAGAACTGCCAGTTACAGAGTTGAGATGACTTACAATATCTTCTGCTACCGAAGGTAGAGAAGGACTATATATTTTCTTTTCCTTTACTTTACTTTCCTCTACTCTACTTTCCTTTACTTTACTTTGTGCTTGAATGTCGACATTTTCCTCTTTAATGTATACATTTTCTTCGGAAATGCTTACATCATGTATACATTTACGAAAAGAAGGTGCACTTGAATAAGCCTTGCTAATTCTCAGGTTTTTGAATTCAGAAGAATCGACCAGTAAATATCTTGCATCTACTTCTACATCTTTTCTCCTGATACAGGCTTTCAAAAATCTGTCTTGTA